GGCGGCACAGATTCGTTGGCCCTGCTTTTTAGCTGTTTCGATTTAGGTATTAAGCCTCAACTCTACACCTACGCCGTGCAGGGCAATCTCTCTGACGACCTCAAGCGTGCTATGTGGGCAGAAAAGGAGTTCGGCCTAAAATTGACCGTCGCCTATATCCCTACAAGCCTTTCTCAGCTTATTACCGATGTTAAGCGTCTTGTCGCCCACGGCATAAAAGGTAAGGTCTGTATCCAATGTATGCACGGCCATTTTTATTTAGCCCCGCTTGTGAAGGAAAAAATAATCCTAAACGGCAGCGGTATAGATGGCCTCTGTGGCTCGTACCGGAGCTTTATCCTTTCCAAAGCGCGTATCGATAAGGCCACTTTTAATGAAAAACGGCAACGCCATTTAAACAACCAAAACGATGATTCGATGCAATATCAATCGGCCTTGTATGCAGATTTCGGGACGCGGGTGGCCTTCCCGTACCGTCAAAAAAATGTGATTGACTTTCTAATGTCGAAGTCGTGGGAAGAAATAAATCGACCGAAATTGAAGTGGATTACCGTCAAAGATTATCCCGAAATTCTACGCGTCAAAGGCCTATGGCGCTCTCGCGGTTCGCAGCAAATAGAAGCCGGCACCCGCCGACTTCACGACAAATTATTGAACTCAATATTGAATAAAAATGGACGAAAAAGGGTCACAGAAATTTATAAAGATTTGAGCGCTTGCATAGAGGAAAAATGAACAATAATGTTGAAAAATGTTAAACATCCCATACTAAACCATCTGAAAATGGACGATTCCGCACAACTTGTTTGTTTGCAGGCGCTTAAAAATAGGGTCATTTCAGGCGTTCGTCTCTTAAATCGGCTTAAAATGAGCAGCGAAGATTTTTGCCAAGTTTTTATCGCCCTAAAATGCTTAAATCGCCTTAAAATGCCCCGAAAAAATGGAGAAATTTATGGAGAAAAATGACAGAAAAAAGGCTGTAAAATCAACAAAAAAACAGCCTTCAAGGGCTAAGAAAAAATCTAAAAAAACCATCAAAGGCCGACCAACATCTTACGAGGCGAAGTACGCCGAAGAAGCCAAAAAATTGGCCACCATCGGTATCAACGAAGAAGATATCGCGTGGTATCTTGGTGTCCATCCTGAGACTTTTCGACGATGGAAAAAACGTCACCCCGCTTTAAGTGGGGCTGTAAAAGAGGGCGTAGCGAACAAAAAAGTTTCGCTCTCAAAAGCAATGTTCAACAACGCCATAAGCCGCGGCAATGCGGCTGTCCAAATCTTCTTAGCAAAGAATTGGCTAGGTATGCGCGACCGACAGGACGTTGAACACAGCGGCGGCGGCAAGGATAAGCTGCCGATAAAAATAATTTACGAAAATGAACCTCCAAACAATAACGACGACAAGAACGGTGCCAATGGTTCCGATACCGCAGCAACCGGCAAGTAAAGCGATATCGCTCCATTATTACCAAAGCCGTGCCATGGCTAGCGCAGCGCGGTTTGTTGCGCTGATTGCCGGCACCGGTGGGGGCAAAACGTACATGGGCGCCCCGTGGTTGGCTCGCGAAGTGGAACGTTACCCGACTGACCAATTCTTTGTCGTGGCGCCAACGTACAAAATGTTGGTGCGGGCCACAGCGCCTACGTTTATTGATTTTTTTCGTGGTACGCATCTTGAAGGCGATTGGATGCAGAGCAAAAGCGTGTATGAACTGCCAACAGGTGGCCGCATTTGGTTAGGTTCTGCCGACCGACCTGAAACACTCGAAGCCGGCCAATACCGCGCGGCATGGCTCGACGAAGCCGGCCAAATGAAGTATCAAGTGTGGGTAGTCATTCAGGCCCGCCTTGGACTCAAGCAAGGCAGGGCGCTTATCACCACCACGCCGTATGCAATCAACTGGCTGTATCATGAATTTTACAAGCGTTGGCTCGACGGCGACCCGCTTTATGATGTTGTCCAATACGCTTCGATGGATAATCCCTACTACCCTCAGGCCGAATTTGAGCGCGCCAGGGAAGCTCTTGGTGAAACGCTCTTTGAAATGCGTTACCGCGGGCAATTCCGCAAAATGGAAGGCCTCATTTACCCCGATTTCTGCCAAGACCACATCGTAGAAAACGAAATTGCCGACAAGGTGGCCAAAAGCAAGACAGGCCGCAGAGAGGGCGGCATTGACTTCGGTTATAACAATCCATTTGTGGCGCTCAAAGGCTACCTGGACAAAGACGACGTGCTGTGGATTCACGACTACGTGTGGAAGGCTCGCGAACTCATTGCCGACCTTGCGCCAGAGCTTCGCGACATGAGGTATTTCTGTGACCCCTCCGGCAAACAGGAGCGCATGACGCTGCGCTCGATGAACTGCAAAGTGGTTCCAGGCAACAACGACGTCAGCCTGGGCCTCGAAGCCGTCAACGCCCGCATACGTACCGGCCGCCTCAAGGTGGCCAAACGCTGCAAACGCTTAATTGAGGAATTTGAGCTTTACCATTGGATGGAGGGCAAAGACAAGCCGTTCAAAGAGGACGACCACGGCATGGATGCGCTGCGATATTTAATCCTGGGCATCGACAGAGGCGCCCGCATTAGGATAAGGAGCACTTAGCATGAAACTTAAAGATAAAGTAAAAATGACGGCCAGGCTGTTAAAAAGAGTATGGACAGCCCCTTCCGATATGGACGATGAACACTATTGGGGCGACGGTTCCGGCTACGGGCAAACACAAATCCGCGACTCTCTCATGAATCCCATGAGTCAAATAGAGCAGTTCAAGTCTTGGGTTTACATCTGTGTCAATTACAACGCCAAGTCTGTGGCTCGCCAACGGCTGCGCCTTTATCAGGCGGTCAAAGCGGGCGCGCCCAAACTCAAAGGGGCGGTGCGGGCTGTGCCGCGGGAACTCAAGACACACCTCTACGCCAACGCCGGCCTCGACCCGTACCTTCGCAAATCCATCGACCTGGAGGAAATTACCGACCATCCGCTGCTCACCATGATGCGCAAGGTGAACCCCGTTCTCAACCAATCTGACTTCTGGATGCTGACGGAAACCTACATGGGCCTGACCGGCGCAAGCTACTGGCTCAAACGGGAGAATGTTTTTGGGGTGCCTTATCAAATATGGATGCTAGAAAGCCAACTCACCCGCCCGAAAACGGGCCTGACGCTTGACGAGTACATTAAATATTTTATCTACCGCCAAGGCCTAAAGGATAAATATTTTGATGCCGAAGAAGTGGTGTATCACAAATACCCGAATCCCCTAAATCCCGTCACCGGCCTAAGCCCATTGGCGGGCCTAACGGATTCGGTACTTGTCAATGAGGATATTTACCGATACGAGCGTGCGCAGTTTAAAAACAACGCTCGGCCGGACACGGTAATGACGTTTCCAGAAACCGTAAACCTGACAGACGATGAATTTAAACGCACGAAAGCCGAATGGAACGAAGTATTCAGGGGCACAAAGAGAAGCGGCCAGTTGGCCATTCTTGAGGGCGGGGCCGACATAAAGCCGTTCTCCTTCTCCCCGAAAGAACTCAGCCACTTGGAAGGCCGCAAAAGCACCCGCGAGGAAGTCGCCGGTGGCTTGGGCGTGCCGGTGGCGTTGTTGACCCCTAACGACGTCAACCTGTCCAACGCCAAAACGGCTTATAGCCAGTACATGCGTGACACCATCGACCCTAAACTCAAAATGTACGAACAAACCATGAACGCCGAACTCGTGCCGGACTATGATGATGCGGAAAATATCTTTTTTGCTTTTGACAATCCTATACCAGGTGACAATGCCATGGCCCTCAAAGAGCGCAGCGCCAACATTGCAAGCGGCTACAGTTCAATCAACCAGGAGCGGGCTAAAGACGGCGAGGAACCCGTCGATTGGGGCGACGTGCCAATCCTGCCGGCAAACATGATACCAGTAGGCACGGCGCCGCAGCCGCAAGCCGGCAAAAGCATGGAAGAACTAAACGACTTGGCCGAATTGTTGGCCGAGGAATTACACGCAAGGCTGATGTAAAAATAATGCTAAAAACGATTTTAAGCCGATTTAAGCGACGTTTGTCGGTTTCGTTACGAGGTG